GCCACTCAGATTCATCGAGCCGCAAGCGGCAATGCGTCCTACACCGGCTGCTTGAATGTTCACGTCGCCACCAGCAGCCACATTGAAGTCACCGACTGCTGTTACGTTGAAGTCACCGCCCGTGCTGAAGCTGATGCTGTCCGCACCGTATACGTGGATGCGACCATCCTGATCCATTTCGAACCATGAGTTGCCCTTGCATGTGCTGACATAGATGCGCTCATTTGCATCATCGAGAATGATTTGGTGCCCAGCTGAGGTCTTGACACGGACACGCCCCGTCTCTGGATTGTCTTGAAAGATCAGCGCATGGCGCCCAGGCGTCGTCAACACATACGTTTGTGGATCGTACTGTGCTACACCCCGCTCATCTTTTGGCGCAACCAAATCTGTCTGATATCCTTCAGTGCCATCCTTGTCTGTCTTATCCTGCGCAACTTGACGTTCATACGCCCCTCGTGTCCTCGCTTCACTTGCGGTGAGTTGATTGCGGAACTGCGCATTCAGGTTAGAAGTTTGCGGCTCTACAGGGCTGAAGGTGTCAGATACGGGGGCAGGTGCAAGATCTGGCCTATTGCGGCCCACTGGAAGTGAACGGTTTCCGTGATCACGAAAGTATGACCCAATGTACACGCGCTTGTTTGGGTCGTTGTACAAAAGACCAATGATGACGAGTGCACCAGTTTTTGGTACAGCCCAGAAACCGTACGATTGGAGCCCTGAAGTGCTTGTACCATTTGGGCCAGCCGGATAATCGCGCGTCTGTCCTGCCAATGGCGACATGTACTTCGCCCACGGCAGATGCTCGATGTCGTATCGGTCACCGTCAATTGCAGGAACCCATACCTTGATACGCCCCATTTGCTGAGGATCATTAGTGTCTACGACGACACCTTCCATCAAACCTGGTAGCATTAGATGTCCTTTACGGTGCTCTGCGTTTGGCCTTTAGCTGTTACGTCCTGATGTCCGTAAATGCTGAAGTGCAGCATATCGCACTCTTGCGTGAATTTAGAATTTTCGATTTTGCTCTTGACACCAGTCAAGAAGTAGTAGTTGTCGCTGAACAACTGTTTTGCGAAGTTCTTCTGCCCTTGAGCCGGATCTAGTGACAGGAAGTCAACATCCCGCGTAAGAACGTTTACCTTAACGAATACGGGTGTCGTCACAAAACTAGGCCCCGTCAGCACTTTGAAAGAGTCATTTGACTTGCTAAGACCGGCGTTAGATAGACGTGTTTCTAACCCCTTGCGCCATGTGCTCTTTACTTCGTTGTTGGAGCGGCTTGCGCCAGATCCTGTATTGGAGATGGCGTTCACGTGTTCTGGAATACCGTCAAGAATGATTCCTGCTAAGAACTTTGGATTGCCACGCAGCGTCATTTTTGCTTGGGTACCAGCGTTGTAAAAGTCACTCAGATTCTTGGTGTACTGTTGAACAACGCTTTGAGGAGTTTGATCACCCTCAAGTTTTACGTTCGCTGCCAAATTGCTGAAGTTGTTGCGCTCAGCGGCGGTCAGCATACGCAGTGTTACTGGATCCTTCGCACCACGTCCAACAATGGTGCTAAGTTCTTCACTCAACTCACCATCTTCCTGTTTTTGACCTTTGTCAGCCGTGGTGTTCAGTTTGCTTTCTCCAATCTTTGTCCCTTGCATCAACAACAGATTGAGATTCTCTATCTTGAGGTTCAAGTTCAGAACGTCAACGTTCTTACCAGAGAAGATGTAATCGTACTCGAGGTAGTTCTTTGGAATCTTTTTTGAAGCGCTAGTTGCGGTGGCTGGAATGATCGTGAAGAACTTTTCGTCTGCAGTAACAGCGTCTTTTTTCTTTTCAGCCAACAAAACATTTGGAACGTCAAATTCAACAACATCCACATGCACTGTAAAGTTGTCATCGTTGGAGGTGACCGTAATCAAGTGCTTGTAGAACTTGATGCTATCCGTGCTATTCTTAGAACCGGTAAAGTTTGCCAGCTTCTGGACCTCAATGGTTTGAGAGAAGATGGTGTCAAGGATTTCAGTGATAGTTAGATTGGGATCAACGGCAACAAAGCTTTCTTTTGCTTCAGCAGCAGTTGTCTGCGCCTTGGCGTTCTTAGCCGCACGAGAAGCTTCTTCCTGCTTCAACAATTCTTGGAAGTTGATCTCAGTGGCGCCGCCTTGCGTTGGCCCAGAGAATTTGAAGTTCTGCCACGTGCTTGGCAGTGTGATCATGTACTGCACAGGCCGACCAAAGCGAGGCGCCTTGGATGGTGCTTGTCCTGGGTATTGAATGACACCATTGAAATTGTTGTACAGTTTCAATGAGAGGTCATTCAAGCGATCTTCAAATGATTGAACAACGGCCCCAAGAGTGTTTGCACCAGGACCAGTGAAGTACGAACTTGCGGTGCCAATAGACGTCCACTTGGTGTTATAGTTCGAGTTGGAATTCATGCCTAGCAGTGGAATACACTTGCAAGTGTACACTCCCTTGACTTCATTCAAATCGATCTCAATGTTCTTGAAGATGAATGGAATGCCAACTGACTGTACAACCTTGTGCTTGCCGTCGTCAGTATGTCCAATGAAGAGAACGCGAATCAGCAAGCTCATGCCGTCGTAGCTTACCTTCAACTTCTGGTCCATCATGTACTGCAGGAAATTTGCAAATGAAATTCCAGTGCTGTCCAGCACCGTGAATTTCATTTCAAGCCCCACAGCATTTGGTGTATTGCTTCCTGGCACAGAAAATCCTGCGATTCTTGTGTCAATCTCGAAGTTTTCGATCATGAACTGCGAGAATCGGCGGGTGTCTGCAACAAGGTAAACGCTCTCAGACTTTGACGATGCACCGGAAACAACACCACCTAGCTGTTTGCAGTTGTCGATGGCCTGTAGCGAACTCGTCGCGGCTGCCGTACTGTCGTCGGTAAACTGCCGCAAATCCTCGGTGGTGCGCGACGCAAGAATCACGTAGTGAACACTATGCGAGCTGAAATTGTCGAGAGGGTTTACGACGTTCGTCATACAATTGGGGTGATGTTCGTAACAGGAATTTCACGTGAGCTTGCGTAGCCGCCCATTTTGCCGCTTAGCATTGTCTGAACACGCGATTGAGTAGGGATACGTAGAACACGACCTTCTACAATCTCTGTATGAGGATCAAGAATAGCGTTGTACTGAGCAATCAACCACCACAGATTAGAATCGCCGAGAAAAGCTTTGGCGATAAGATCTAACCTACCCTTGGATTTGCTATCCACGACGTACTTCGTGTCGCTTTCATCTAAGGTAAACGTGGCGCGCTCCCACCACTCAAGGCGGGTGCTGTTGACTTCTGTTTGACCGCCTACAACGTACCTAGAGTCCTGAACGAGTGTGCTGTTCTTTTCCATATCAAGGATCAAATTCGTAATTGTTCTGCTCAGATACCGGCTGCATTGTGGATTCAGCCACTGAAGGATCCGAACGAAGCACCGCTTGAGAGCCAAATGAACCAACCATGTTGCCGTTTCTGAACGCGTCAAGGCTGAATCTGTTGAACTGCTGTGCTGAGAAAGATTCAACCAGTGAGATTTGGACGTTCATCACCGTTGGGAATGGAATCTTGCGCTTGTTTTCATCAACGAATGTTGTTGGAATCCAGTCACACTCCTTTGGCCAGTTCCAGTTCAAGGATGTTACGACAACTGGAACGGTTCCAACGACACCTCGCCAACCAGAAAAATTCAACACTGGTGGAGGCGCACCTAGCAAGCTTGCGTCGTCGCGTGCTGGCCAAAATCGGCGCGATGATGGGGTGTTTTCAAGGGTACCAAAGTACGGCATCGTCCAAGAGCGAAGAAGCGAAAGGTAGCCATATGACATTGACGCTTCAGCAGAGTTTCTGCAAACGAAAGTAGCGTTGATTTGCCAGGTTGTTGCCTTTGTTCCACGATACTTTTGGAACTCACCAGGCATGTGGGCCGCAGCGAGCGCCTCGTATTCGGCCGTTCGAGTTTCGGTCACGTCAGGCATGACTTCAAAAACGACTTCATACCCATCAACCATTGATACCAAACGCACCTTATGGTCGTTGTTTCCTCGAGTAGAAGTGTCTCCAACCTCTTCATTGATTTGTTCGGCCGTCGCAGAAGTTTCTATGATTGATTGGCGCAGAGATGACGCCATCATGTACTTGGAGTTCGATAGATCGATCTGACCTAGTTGGGCCGCGGCCCCGAGCTGTCGAAAAGTCGGAGCGCCAACGCTTAGGGCGGTAAACTCGCCCACACCGCCATACTTCTTCGCCACGGCCGTGAAGCTTTCGTTTAGTTTTGTGTCAACGCTTGCGACGGTATAGTTCACCAGCGAATCAGATGCTGGTGCTGTAATCTTTGGCAGCGACAGTTTCTTGTCAAGCAGGCCCATCATTAGGCTCCTGGGCGGACATTGCCGCCTTAATCTTGTCGAACATCTTTCGTGCTAGGTGGCGCTTGTCTTCAAGTCCAACGATAATCGCGAACTTTTCAAACTCATCAAGCTCTACAGCTCGGCGCGCCAGCGAGGCACTAACCATGTTGGTCGGAACTTCATCATCCATGTATTGGAGAATGTCGTCCAACGCTGCCTTCTTATCGATTTTCTCTTTGCTTTCAGTGACACGATCAACGGTAATGGAATAGTGATCAATTTCCTTACCATCAGGGGTCTTGAAATACTTGTCAAGCATCTCGAGATACTTGTCACCGCGATCAGATCCCGCCGCTACAGCGATAGGTTCGAATCCAGCCTTACGTACTTCTTCAAACGCGTCGTACGCGGATTTGGCCACGAGAAACTTAACGCCATTTGCTTTACCGGAAGCGGCCATAAAGCTTACGCGCTCATTTGCGGTAAGCGGATTCTTAGTCTTGTCCTTACTGGTTTCCTTGCCAGCAACAACGACTACGATTGGCACCGCGTCAAGGCGAAGATCTTGATGGTCGCGAATGTACTTCTTCACGATGTCGAAGACCTTGTAGTGACCAATGGTCGGCGGTTGAAAACGCCCCACCACAACGGCGGCGCGGCGCTTCTGTTGTCCAACGGTTTCAAAGAGGGCTGGCATATCATTCATCTCCATATTTAGACCTGGAACGAAAGTGTTCGCGGGACACATTTCAATCCCGGGATTCATACAATACAGTTGGCGTCGGTGTGCGATTAACCCGGGTGTCGTGGGGTTCGGACGCCGGGTGGCATACAATTTCAACATGCCGTCCCACTCTGATATGACGGCAATGACCGAAAAGCGTAAGACAACCACTGTTAAACCCGCGAAGAAAGAACGTGCTAAGACGACCAAGGGTCAGTACGTTACGAACGCACAACTCCTTGAGGCCTTTTATGAGGCTAAAGAAGCCGGTAAGCTAACTGATCGGTTAGCAAAGTACCTAATGTTGATCGCTGAACGGTACTCATACCACCCATGGTTTGCAGGGTACTCCTTCCGAGAAGACATGGTCTGCACGGCTGTCGTGAACCTGTGCGCGAACTGGCATAAGTTCAACCCCGAGAAGCAAGAGATTCCGAATCCTTTTGCGTATTACACCACAGCTTGCTATCGCTCGTTCTTGTCTTATCTGGACGCCGAGAAGAAAGAACGGGACATTCGCGATGAACTGCTGATCGAAGCTGGAGCGAACCCGTCGTTCAACTATCAATCCCGCCACGGCATGTCCGGGAAAACATCTGATGACGCGTTCATGGGCTCTGGTGGCGGTGACGATTGATGAAGCTCATTCGAAGCGGGGCCATGTATGATCCTTGGAACGGTGATGGATGGTTCATAGCCCTATCAACGACTAATGGACATTTCACTTTCGCTGTTAGGTATCGCTGGCATCTGCGCTATGTGAAACCGCCCGGTAAGCCGGGCTATCGGCGTGTGTACATTGGGCCATTCGAGTTTGAGTGGTCTACACAGAACCCGACCCCGTAACCAGGACTACGTACTGTTGGTTCTGGTTACAATTTAGTTTGAAGTCGTCTAATCTCCATGCGGACTCAATGACGACACTAACTAAACCTGAGCCGATGCGGCTTCTTATGTTCACCGACATTCACTGGGGTGCGCGATCAAATTCTGATCAGCACCTCCAGGATTGTCTCGACTATATCGATTGGTTCTGCAATCTCGCCAAGCAAGAGAAGGCTACGCACATCGCGTTCCTCGGTGATTGGTATGAAAACAGAAACGCGATCAATGTGCGCACGCTGAAGTACTCGCAAGAGGGTGCTCGTCGCCTCAATGCGCTCGGTTTGCCGATCTTCTTCATGATTGGCAACCATGACCTGTACCATCGCTCAAACCGCAAGGTGTTCTCAACTGATCCGTTCGGTGATCTAGAGAACTTCATCATGGTCAATGAGCCGGTGCAGATCAACAGCGA